CGGAGGTTAGCGCGGAAATTTTGCTGTTAGCCATTTACGTAAAGCTAACTTCAATCAATGAATTTAAAGGGGGCGCTTCAGAAAAAATTAAAGCCCCGCCAGCTAATGAATAAGTATTTTTTTGTTGATATACACCGTTAATGTACACATTCGTTGTGTTTTCATTTATCGGTGTTGCCCCAAGTGAAAAAGATGTTTGTGATCCAGTTCCAGTAGAGTTGTAAATAGTTGGCGTATCCGCGCCAATCCCAGTTATGTTGTCGTAAGTTGCAATTAAAACATCCGTTGATGTATTTAAAACAAACTTATATGCTGTATCAACTGTTAACCAAATTTCACCGCTTGGCACACGACCAGCCGAATCCAAAATAATTGGGTTAGTATGCGCCGTTACACCACTAGAAGATGTATATGTGACTTGAGGTGTAGTTGTACCGGCTGCATACGAGTACAGCTTGCCGCCAGTTAAAGGAACACCACTGTTGGTAAAGAACTGGGCCGCTGCGCCGCCCACGGGGGAGAGAAAGACGGCCATGATTAACCTTTATTCGTAAGCAACGGTAAATGCAGCGGAACTTCCAGCAAGCACAATGTACAACCCTTTATTAAAAAACAAACCCGCAGGAATGTTCAAATAGGTTGTGCCTGCGGTCACAGAAAATGTATCGGCAACCTTAGGGTCACCAGTGCTTGACGCGCCTGAGTCATAGATTGTCAAAGTGCCGCTTGAAGATGCTGTCACAAAGATACCGAACAGTTTGCCAGCACCAACTTTGATTTGGGTAGTTGCTGCGGTTTGTGTGTAATTTGCCATGATGCTTCCTTACGCTAAAAAGCGGAGTTTGTAGAGGGTTCGCAAATAAATCTCAACGATATTATCTATCAATTGCTGAAGCGATGAATCAGTTTTATCGCACACATCGTAACGAGCGCCTTCAATTTCAGCAAGCGAGGCTTGCAAGAATTCAATGATGTTAGATGTCTTTTTTGCTGAATTTAATGTGATAGGGCCAATCAAACCATACCGACCTTGGTACGCTTCAGCAAAGTCATCTGCCGCACCAATGATGCGTTCATAGAAGATGTTGAGCGCTTTGTGCTTGCTGTAGCTGCGGGTGTTTAAGTGCACAGAGTGAGCAACATCCCGCGCTAAGAACAGCAAGCCTAGAAATTCATTCGCTTTCATTGTGGCATTCCTTGTTCAGGTGGCATCATCTCCATAGGCTCTTCACGCATCTCAGGCATCTGATTCATCATCTCTTGCGACTCCATCGCCGCAGCAACTACACCCATAGCAATATCTTGAATCTGTTGCTCAGTCATGCCAGCCTGCACCGCAGCGATCCGCTTGGTTTCGGCTTCGTACATCTTAACTTCAGCTTCAAAGTCTTTGCGTTGCTGCTCTTGCACCTCGATTGACTTGCCGACATTTTGGATCATCTGGTGCATCTGCTCCATCTCTTGACCCATCGCTTGCATTTGCTGTTCGGTTATTTGCAACTCTGGTGACTTGTCACCATCAGCCATGAGTTTGGGATCAATGGTTTTGGCAAACCGTTTGGCCATCTCTTGAGCACCAGGCCAGTCCATGTTCTTCACAAACAAGTCGCCAGCCACTTGCCACAGTTGGGGATTACCCTGCAACAGTTGAGCCATTGCTTCCAACGCCTCTTGACGCTTGGTTGCGTAGCCTGGGCCAGTAGCAACCACCACGTCGTACTTGCCAACGCTTGGGTTGTAGATCTTCTCAATCAATATGTCGTCTTGCATGATTTTCTTGACGGCTTCAGGCTGATCAGGGTTTAACTTGACCATATCGGTGTCACCGTCTATGCCAATGATGCGAGCCACGCGCTGGGTGTCATACACCTTGGGGATCAAGTCCACAAGCTGGCGCACAATGTGACGCACACCACGGGCTAAGTTGTCGCCGTAATGGTATGTGCCCACGTCGCCTTCTCTTTGACGCGCAAGAATCGCTTTTCCTGAGCGTTCGTTAGACGACATGCCCAAAGATGCGTTGTATTGGCCAGTAGATGCCTTAATGTCCTCAGATGCGCCTGCTTTGGCCTGCAACAGCCCGCTGGAGGCCATTGGAGGCTGCGCCCGCTGGGGTAGTGGCAGTGTGGCTCCCGCGCCGTCTGTAACGTCTGGATTGACTTCCAAATACGGCCAGTTGGTCGTGTTTGCAGTCTTCCACTGGTTCTCATAACCTTCAAACTGGCCACCATAGCCAATAAATGGCGCTTTGGGTGCAAGAGCCAGCATCTCGGCTTCTTGTGAAACCCAGTAGTTGTACATACGCTGGGCATCTTTGGCGTTTCGCACCAAGCCCGACACATACAAGCGGCCATCAACCTCAAATTCATTGCCGACAATGCGTACTACGGGGATGTATTTCCCCGCCCAATCGCGTTCTTCAAGAATTTCATAACCGTTAATCTTGCAGTATTTAATCTTGACACGATCAGATTCACGAGATTTTTTAGGCTTACCATAAATTGCTTTCAGTTGTTTGTCCTCTAGGGTGCCTTCAAATGCGGTCACGTTCCCAGGGTACAGGTTAAGCGTTGCTCTGTCGTAATCTACATAGTAGTAGTCAGCAACGCGGATGGTGTCTTCCATAAGCCATTGGCTCAGATTTTGGTCACCAACACCCAGCGTTTGCAAGGTGGTAATGGGCGCAGAGTCTGGATACATCCGCTGGTATTCGTCTTTGGTGATGTCTTCAGTGATGAAGCACCACTTAGCATCTGCGCCAGTCGGGTCTTGGATTGTTGGATCCATGTAGACGCTGAATGAGTTACGCACACGGCCAATCTTGATGTCTTGGTCGAACGTGTTCTCGTCGCAGTATTCAGTCAGGATGCGGATGTAACCTTCGCCGTAGGAGACTTGGTTTTCACAGGCCGTGTCGTAAGCGACATCTGCGTCGGAGATGTATTCGATGTGCCTGACCATGCCGTTGAAGATTTCTGCAACTTCGATGTCTGCGTGGTCATCGGCTGGAATAACTTTGCCACTTGGGCGGTTTTGCCTTTGGTCATTGGTCACCTGTCTAACGTGCTGGGGTAACTTATTGATCGTCAGACACGGTCTGGCGTTAATCGTTTGACCTTGCACCGCACCACGGGTTGCCAACACATCTGCTGGCCACTGCCAACGGTTGTCGGGCGAGCCAGCGTAGAACTTCAGGTCGTCAATTTCATCTTCGCGGGACTCAGACAACGCGCCAATGGCCATGTCCAAACGCGAGCGAGCGGTTGCTAAGACACTAGACGACGAGTCCTTGTCCTTGCCACCGTTGGCCACAGCACCGGCTGCGGCGATGCCTGTGTAATCAGCCATTATTTTTTCTTCTTTTCTGCTTCGCGCTTGACAGCGTAAGCAATTGCCACGGCCTGTTTGACGGGCTTACCAGCTTTAACTTCCGCTTTAATGTTCTTGCGGAAGGCTTCGGGTGTTTTTGATTTAACGAGTGGCATGTTATTTCTTCTTTGCAGTTTTAGCTGACTCTTTAAACGCCTTGGCAGTCGGCGCACCTTCAGCGCCTGGCTTTCTCATCTTCTCTTTACTGCCAGCAGCGATACGCTCGCGCTTGGCGTGAATGTTGGCATAAAGTCCAGGTTTGGTGGCCATGATCAGCACTTCCATCGTTTAAGGGCAGCTTTAGCGCGTTCGCCGTCTTTGGCGTTGGCCGCAACGGCACCCATACGAGCGCAAAATGAATCCTTGCGCCCTTGATCTGCTTTGGTCTTAGGGTTCGGTGCTGGCGCTTTAAGGTTAGAACCCGTTGCCGCATTGTACTTCTCGCGGCCTTTGGCAGTCAACCCAGCGCCCTTGGATGTGGGTAGCTTCTCGCCTCGACCTACTGACAGTGAGACCGTCTTCTTCATTTAACTCCCCATCCATGATGCGTTGACACCAGTGCCCTGCGCGTTCACGCGGCGGGTTGGTTCAACATATTGCCGATGTGCTACAGGAAAAGCAAATGTAACAGCAATTGCGTCGGCGGCATCAGGAGATGCTAGCCCACGCGACTTCATGTCTTTCTTGCTTTCCAAGAAAATCGTCCCGCGTGAATCAGGCTTCATCATAGGCGAAATCAGATCCGTTTTCAAGAACCTGTCGTTTGGAATCGCCGCCGTCTTCAGCCATTCGCGCATGTCGCCCCACATCTGCGCCCGCATATTGCCATACATGATCGGGTTCTTCGCCTTGTTTCCAAAGTTTACGCCTTTGATTTTGTACCGCTGCTCTTTGAGCCTGTCCACAATTCCCGCGCCCAGCCCGCCTTCGTCTATGACTACTAAAACAGGTTTGTACTCTTCAATCGCTTCAATCACATGCCCGACCACCGTCATAGTGTCGTCCCCTCTGTGCCGCATGATCTTCACAATGTCGCGCCCCTGCCGCACCGCAATAACAGTCGCATCCGCTCCAAACCGTGCGGGGTCTACGCCAATCACAATCGGTGCGCTCAGGTCTTGGTACTTGGTGCGTTTCATGGCGTCGTCCACTATGTCGGCGCCAATGAACTGGTCATCGCCCGCGTTGGGGAACTGACCGTACACCTCGACGTGCGCCTGCGCCGAGTCTGGCCCATATTCGTCAATAATGCGCTGATATACCGCCTTGTCGGTGCCCTCGACCGTGCGGGCGTCCACGACACGGGTCTTCCAAAACTCGCGCTTGCTGTTAAACGCTTCGTAAAAGTACCCAGTGTTGCGCCGTGGGTTGGAAAACGCCAACCAAAAGCGGTTTGGCGTGTTTTCTGTGAAAAAACCACTTGTCACCGACCAAATTGAGTCGTCAATACCACTGGCTTCGTCAAAAATCACCATGACACCGTCGAAATTGTGTACGCCAGCGTACGCATCGGGGTTTTCCGCTGACCATAAGCGTCCTTCAACGCCCCAGTAGCGTGTGCCTTTCTTCAAATCGCGCTCGACCAGCTCAGTTAGCCACTTGGCAGGCATCACTCGAGTCGCTGACACCTCAAACCAATGTGAGTTGATCGACATCGCCAGCCATTTTGTGATCTCGGCCCATGTGATCGACCGAAGCTGGGACTCTGAGTTGGCCGACACGATGGTTGTTGAGCCAATCCTGGTGGACTCCATCCAATGCACCAACCAACTGACCAGCGCCGACTTACCAATACCACGGCCAGACGAAATGGACTCTTGCAATACGTCGAAATCCACCTTGCCTTGGTTGAGCTTGATGTGCTCGGCGATGTCCAACAGCACCTCGCGCTGCCATTTGCGCGGGCCTTGGAAGTTTTCTAGCGGTGTGCCCTTGACACCCCAAGGGTAGGCAAACATTACAAACGCCAGCGGGTTGTCCTTGATGGCCGGACTCCAAAGTCTCGCCATTAATTCCTGTTCATCTTCAGCACTATACAGCGTCGATTGCATCGTATGTCATTTCAAAAATGTCAGGCTTGCAAGGGTAGCGTTCGCCCACTACACCAGTGATGATCCAGTCGCCTTCGGTAACTTCGTGGCTACCTTCAAGGGTGTCTATGCGGTATCCAGTTGGGCTGGTCGCGTCTTTGTAAACACCCTGCGGCCAGCCATCAGGTGTGTTGACCCAAAACTGAGTGGCTTCTATCTCTACTGGCTTCTTGCGGAACTTCATCGTCACTCCTTGTTAGCTTAGGACTTGGTTCGTTGGCGATCACATCAATGACCCGTGACTCGGCTTGGCGTAATGCGCCGATGATTGAGATGCGCTGGTCGACATCAATACTGATGGACTGCTTGGCCACCCAGCCGTGTGAGTGTTGCAGGATCGCCAGCGCCGCTTTGGCGTCGCCTTCGGTCGCTGCCTTGTGCAAGCACTTGGACATCTCCAACTCGCCGTCGGCTTTGCCCTTGAGCGCTGCCATGTCAGCAATCGGATCTAACTCGCACAGTTGACGGTACTCAGTGGGCAACATGCCGGAGGCCAGCGCCAATGCGTCGCCCTTGAGGCCGAGCTTGGCGGCTTCGTAGATTTTGTTTAGCCGTGCTTCGGTTGCGACAACCTTGCGCGGCTCAAATGGAAGACTGTGAAAC